GCACTATTATTTGAAATATACACCTGAACTGTAAACCCCCTACACATTATATTTGATGTTCCAAATATAATGTTATACTGTTGGAAAGTATTGCCAATCTAAATCATTACATACCTTCTTCCATATCATATCCTGTTCCAATTGTTTTTCACGGTCTTTCATCATAGGAATATAGGGTAAATATTGGGTTTGGTCTAACAATACACATAATTGATGAAGCGTATATGTGTAATTGAAAAAATTAGTTCGGCTTGGTGGACAATGCACCGCCCATGGTTTCTGTATTTCAATAAATAATACACATAATGTTTCATGTAACTCTTCATTCATTACTGGAGGTTTAATACCAAACATAGAATTTATGTATTGAATATGTTCAAAATATTTATTATAGCCCAATTTTCTTAATATTTCCCTCATTTTATCGTAATTGATTAACGACATGTCGGTAATTCGTTCCTTTTTTATTCTTGCACGAATATCCTGCATGACTTCATCTGGTATTTGGGTGGTTTCTTTTGCTTGAAATTGTGATAAGATTTCTTTGAAATGATTTAAACGAATATAAGCTGTGTATGATACTTCATTTGGTGGTTCTTTATTGGTTGGTTTGGAACTATCTATGATGTAAGTTATAAATTTACCACATGCCGTATTATTACATATTAATATCCCTTCTTCGTCTTGTGGAATTAGTTCTCCATTATGACATGTATCACATACATCGGTAGAAACAACAAAATCCTGAATGTTAGTAATTTCATTAGTAACATTTCGCCAATAATGCTGGTAAGATTGTTTGGATTTTGCATACTTGTCATTGTTCAAATCACCCGATACTTGGTTGGTTGCCTTAATTTTAAAGAAGGAGTTGAGAACATTGGAATTTTGATTCACTGTATTAGAATCTACAGAAATTTGCTTCTTTTGTTCAAAATAGTCAAATACATGTTTTGAATTGTTAAGTAAATATTCCTTTTTTTGCTGAGTAAGTTCTTTTATTTCACCCTTGATTGATTTAATTCTATCACACATATCCATGTACTCATCATACTGGTTTTTATGTAAAGTTTTTATTTTCTGTTTTAGGTTCTCTTTTTCCTCAACCAATTTTGGAATCGTTTCTGTTTCTATCTTGTGAAATGAATCTAATAGTTCAGTGTGTTTGATGTCGATTGTTCGTAATCCTGTTGTTTTTTGTGGATTACCCTTTTTTTGGTTCGAATTCATACGAAATTGGTTGTATTAATTAACTATGTGTTTTTATGTTGCTTTTTTCGTTTTTGATTTTTTATTTTTTTTTGATTTTTTGTGAGTTTGCTTATTTTTTACATAAGAAATACGCTTGGACTGTTTTTTTTGTCTTTGCTTTCTTGTTTTATTTTTACGTGTTTTTTTCCCACCAAAGTCATGGGGTGAACGCAAAGAACCTTGGCTTCGAGACCTATGTGGTTTCGTCTTAGGGTCTACCATTGTCTTAGGGTCTACCATTAACTCAAAAGAACCAGGTGTAGTACCTGTTCTACTGGCTGACCTACTACCTGTTCTACTGTCTGACCTACTGGCTGACCTACTTGCTGAACTACTACGTGGTGAACTGTTATGTGATGTACGTTGACTTTTATTTGATTGGTCTAACTCTGTTAGTTCTGGGTCATCATCATGTGAGGACTGAGGTTTTTTTAAACGCGAATCTGGACTACTTGGTTGACTCGCACTACTATATCCTTGGGATGAATCACTAAATTTGTTAGCCTCTTCTGTACCGATATAGCTCTCACTAGTATCACTATCATCGTCTAGACTTGAATTTGGGTCTTGAGTAGCATCACTTGAGTTTTGTGACATATAACTACCTTCGATTGCCCTGGTTATTGGTGCAGGAGCTATTGGAATTAAAGGGGAAACAGGTCTACTAATAACAATTTCTTCAGTCAATAAATAATCATATACAACTTTAATATCATTAGTAGAAATATTCGTAATATCATTATTAGCTGATAAAGTTGTAATAAGTAAATTTATATTATCTTCGGTGGTTGATGAACTATCAAATGGTGTAGTCGTTACCCCTATTGCAAATTCTTCCCAAAAGTGATTTTCAAATTCTTTTTTAAATATATTTTCATAAACTTCAATATCAAAACAATCTGCATCTGCATCACTACATAATTCGTATATATTATCATCAATATCATCACCTGCACCAGCAGCAGGAGGAGAACCACCGAATGTACCTGTACGTCCAGCCATTTCTGTTGCCATCTTTTTATATGCATTAAGAGAAATATGGGTAAAAAAAGTAGCTATTTGTATTATTGCATTAAGATAGGATAAATTGCTTGTAGCTTTTGGACGAGGTACTTTTTGGTTTAAATTATATACACGTTTTTGTAACATTTTAACTATTTCTGTTTTACGGTCATTTATGGTGACGTCACTATAATTGTATAAAGGTCGAGTTTCTTTTTCTCCTGGAAAAGGTACACTATTATTACATTTATCGTTATCTTTTGTACTTGGCTTTACCCATATAGCTTGGTCATCTCTTTTTTTATCTTTTGGTTCCTCTGGATGTCCATTTTTATAACAACATTCTCTTTTTGAATTTACTACTTGATTCAATATCTTACCTACATTCTTTTCATTAACTTGCCATTTATTATCTTTAAAAGAAATAATCTCGATATTGGATTTCTCACTATTACAACAGGTACAAGAAGGTGCATATATATTTGTCTTATCATTTTTATTAATATCAAATTTTATTCTATCTTCAATTTCAATAAACCCAAATGTTATCATTACTTGATATATATTTAATAAATGTTCACATGGTGCTCCACAATTATCAGATTGCATGTTATGTAAACATAATCCACATATATAACATTTATGAGTGGCAGGCCACTGTTCTGTTTCAAAAGCTATATCACATTGTGTATCATCTGCAGTTGGGTTAATGATATTACGTACATATAATGCTCTGTAAACCGAATCAGAATTTTTTTTGGTACGACTGAAACGTACTGTACCTTCGGGTGTTAGACTTGTTTCTATAAATGATTTGATTAATGAAGTATACGAAATAGATTTCCCTTTATCTTTCTTTGAAGAAGATTCTTTAATCCAGGTATTTAATAAGTTTTTAAGTTGTTTTGAACGGTCATTCGGTGAATTACGTAACTCTAATGGAACAGCTTTACTTAACAAGAAAGAAATAGAATGCACTGTATTAAATAAATCTTCCCTTATTTTGTCTTTATTTACTATTTTTTCTTTGCATTTATTTATAATATTTTGAAATTTTGCTTGAAACTCACTGTATGTTTTTTCAAGATCTAATATAGAAGCATTTGCTTTTTTTTCTAATTGTTTTTTTGATAATTTTTTAACTTTTATCTTAATCTTTGGTTTTGGCGGCATAGTATTTATATATTCAAGATAAAAAAACAAACTCGTAACTGTTTATAAAATTCTGTCTAAACCAACATTATAGAAATGTCTTCATCTAAAACAATAGGATTGCCAGATAATATTCATATATCAAAACCAGCTTTCCAGAAAATGTTGTTTATAACGAATGCTCTGGAACAAGGTTGGACAGTCCGCAAATCGCAAGAATCTTATATTTTCACTAAAAAACATGAAAACCGCCAAGAAATATTTCAGGAGAATTATTTAGAAACATTTGTTGCATCAAATTTGTCCACCGATTATGTTTTGAGTAGTCAAGTTTAGTATTAAGTCTGATTGCTCATACATAACAAAAACTGTGATGTAGATTATTTTCTCTGCACATTATGAATAAGAAACATGAAAACCTGAAATAGGTAAATCATAAATATTTGTTGTTAATAATTTGTAATGGATAACCAAGTAGTGATTTATTTAGGAATATTTGAAATAAAAAGAAGTATTCATTTTCTTTTTATTTATTTCTCTCAAATTATTTTCTTTGTATACCTTATAATCCATACATAATGGCTGGAGGTTTAATGCAACTCGTCGCCTATGGCGCACAAGACGTGTTCCTTACCGGAACCCCTGAGATTACTTTCTGGAAGGTGTCTTACAGACGCCACACCAACTTTGCCATGGAATCCATTGAGCAAACATTCTCCGGTCAAGCCGATTTCGGCCGCCGTGTAACATGCACAATCAGCCGTAACGGTGACCTTGCCCACCGTACATACCTTCAAGTTACTCTCCCCGAGATTAACCAATCTATGAGTGATGGTGGTGTCTATGCCCGTTGGTTGGACTTCATCGGTGAGCAACTTGTTGCCCAAGTTGAGGTTGAGATTGGTGGTCAACGCATTGACCGTCAATACGGTGACTGGATGCACATCTGGAACCAACTTACCCTTTCCAGTGAGCACCAATCTGGTTACTACAAGATGATTGGTAACACCACTCAACTTACCTACGTCACTGACCCCGACTTCGCTGACGTCTCTGGTCCTTGTGCCGCCGGTGGACCCGCCCAGGTCTGTGCCCCTCGCAAGGCCCTTCCTGAGACCACTCTCTATGTTCCCCTTCTTTTCTGGTTTTGCCGCAACCCCGGGCTTGCTCTTCCTTTGATTGCTCTTCAATACCACGAGGTCAAGATCAACATTGATTTCCGTCCTATTGGCGAGTGCCTCTGGGCCTGTAAAGGTCTTGGCGATGCTACATCTGTTACCAGCGCTTACCAACAATCCCTTGTTGCCGCTTCTCTCTATGTTGACTACATCTTCCTTGACGCAGAAGAGCGCCGCAAGATGGCCCAAAACCCCCATGAGTACTTGATTGAGCAACTCCAATTCACCGGTGATGAATCTGTCGGTTCCTCTTCCAACAAGATCAAGCTCAACTTCAACCACCCTTGCAAGGAGCTTGTCTGGGTTGTCCAACCTGATGCCAACGTTGACTACTGCGCTTCTTTGGAGAGCGGTACTCTTCTCAACAAGACATTCGGTGCCCAACCTTTTAACTACACCGATGCCATTGATGCTCTTCCTAATGCTATCCACGCCTTTGCTGGTGACGCCTCTGCCAGTGGTGCCGAGGCATTCATCAACAGTTCTGGTCTTTTTGAGACTTCTCTTGGTGGTGATGCCGTTGCTGCTGAGACATCACAAAATGCTGATCACAGTCCTGCTGGTTCTGGTCTCTCTGATGCCGGTTCCTTCGTCCTTGCCGAGTCTGCCCTTGACATGCATTGCTGGGGTGAGAACCCTGTTGTCACCGCTAAGCTCCAACTTAACGGCCAAGACCGCTTCTCCGAGCGTGAGGGTTCCTACTTTGACATGGTCCAACCTTTCCAACACCACACACGTGCCCCCGATTCCGGTATCAACGTGTACTCCTTCGCCATGCGCCCCGAGGAGCACCAACCTTCTGGCAGCTGCAACTTCTCCAGAATTGACAACGCTGTCCTTCAACTTGTCCTTTCTTCCGGAACTGTCTCTGGTACTGCCACCGCCAAGGTCCGTGTTTACGCTGTTAACTACAACGTTCTCCGTGTAATGTCAGGTATGGCTGGAGTTGCCTACTCAAATTAATTTGTGACCGACATCTATTTTGGGGACGGACAATTTTAATTCTATTATTATTTTTCATTAAAAAACTTTAATATTATACAATTTATAATATTAACATCAATTCAATTATTTATTTTCTTTTGCATTTTTTCTTCTTGCTGCTCTTTC